AATCATCCGCTAGCGAAGGGTTAAATGCATTAAGCGATAGGCTTAGACAGGCTCATTTAAAGCGTATGGGTGCAAATGTTAGACAAGCGGGTAGTACTCAAGCAACAAGCACCTTATTGAAAGGCGCATCAAAAGTTTATCAGGGGTCATAATGGCTCAGACTAAAATAGGATTCACTGGAAAGCTAAGACCGACTGGAGTTGACCAAACTGCCGGCCAAAACTTACGCATGCTTGCTGGATTATCTGACCAAGTAGGCGAGCTCGCTTTTAATCAAGTTGCTAAAACTCGACAGAAAGAGGGCGCTTTAGCAGGTGCTCAATCGGTTAAGCGTGACGAAGAAGGCAAAGTATTAAGCCCAGAATTGGAAAGCGATAACACAATATTTGGCCAATCCTTTAACCAGTCAGCGATATTAGCTCATAAAGCGCAAGTATCAATGGATAGCCGAGAAAGCCTAGACCGACTACAAGAAGAACACAAGCTAGACCCAGAAGCATTCAAAGTTGCCGCTATGGGTATGCGAAAAGGCACACTTACTGGAATGCCGGAAGAGTTAGCCGTTCTTGTCGGGCAAGATATTGACTCATCTATATCAAATCGCCACGCTAAGCTACTAGATAGCCAGTTTAAGCGCGAATCAGCGCAGCAGAGAGCTACCGCATTAGCAAGCATAGAAACACAGCAGGACGACTTATTAAATGCTGTTAGAGAAGGCAATGCAGAAGAGCAAGCAAGATTGGCCATCAATGCCAATGCTGAGCTAGACGCTTGGGTTGAGTCTGGAAAAATATCAGCCGATGAAGCTAGAAAGATTAAAGAAGACACTGCGGAAAGAATGCAAGAGCAAAGCGCTCTTAGAGAAGTTGATCAAATTGTCTTTAATGAAGATTTATCTTTAGAAGAGCAATTCGCTAAAGGCTCTGACTTTGTTGAGCAGCTTAGGAAATCCAAATTAAAAGACTTAAGCCCCGAACAAAAAGACTCCCTTGTTAACGTAGTTGAATCTAGAGTTAATGATGTTGCTAGAAAAATAGCTAACGAGGCTAGGCAGCGAGATATCGAGACTGAAAAGCTAATATCTAACATTAAAATACAGGCAAACTTAATTGAAGAGCGCGCCAAGAATGGGGAAAATGTTGATTTAGCTCCACTGGTAGAGCAAACAGAGTTATTGCACACAAAAGGCAGCATTAAAGGCAATGAGAGAACGTCGATATTTACTCATGTAGCTAAGGCTCAAGATGAAATAAACCGAATTACTTTAGCTGATAAGCGCATATTAGCTCGAATGGATGGTGATAATACTATCGAAATGAACAAGAAAGACGTTGATTTCTTCTACAAAAGAAACGTTCAAGACGATATTAGTCAGCTTCCACCAGAGATGCAGAGCTTAGCCAATGCTAACTTTATTGCTCAAACTCGCACTATTCCGAGTCAGGTTAAGTCGCAAATCACTAGTCAAGTATTATCTGGTGATCCAGATCAAATAAAGCAAGCCTCAGATTTGGTAGACAGAATAGACAATATACCTGGAATGCCTAGCGCTGTTAGCGCTGACCAGCGGGCTTTTATGGATTCAGTAGTAACATTATCTCAAAGCATGGAGCCTGAGCAAGCTATTAAACTAGCAAGAGAATTAACTGACCCAAGAGACAAGGCTAGAATAGAGGCTAGAGAGCAACTAATTAAAGACGACAAACTAAGAGAGGACTACCCAAGTAAAGTAGAAAATGCTTTTGAGGGTTTTTTTGGTGGCGACTTCTTACAAGATAATATTAACAAACAAGCTGTTGAGGCTGAATACTCCGCTTTATTTGAGTCATTCTTTAAGGCTGGTATGAGCGAGGATAACGCAGAAGCTAAAGCCGTTGAAATATTGCAAAATAACTGGAAAGAGTCTCAGTTCGGATTCATGAAAAACCGACCAGAGGATTATTATTCAGTTAACGGCAATTCAGACTATATCAAACCTCAATTAATCAGAGATATTAAAAAATCATCAATTGGCATGGAGTTCGAGAACGATAATGTATTCCTGCTATCTGATGAAGAAACATCCCGCAAAGCCTCATTGGGAGCGCCTGATTACCGAGTTATGGTGATTGATTCTAATGGTGAATTCCAATCAATTCCAGGTAGATGGTCGCCAGATGCTAGCGTAGAAAGAGGCAAGCTAATTAATGAGCGCGAAGAGCAGTTCAAAGAGAAGCGTGGCCAAAAGAAAGCGATTGAAGATTTACAAGGGGTGTTTTAATGCCTTTTGTAGAAGATAAACAAGAGCAAGTATTAGCCAGAAAGTTTGTAGCACTTCCAGAGTTAGAGCAGGCCGAGCCTGACACTAAAGAGCTAGCCTTAGCCACTTTTAGAACTGAAAACTCAATAGGCTCTCTTATATCACGTCAAAGCGTCGGCAAATTGCCTGATGAGGCTGACACTGATTTTAACCCTTGGGATAATTTCACTGATGAAGAAAAGCTTGATGAGAAATTCATCGATAACGCTGCATTAGCGGATAATATGGAAGAGCTTAACAATGTCAGAAAGCTAACCCTTAAAGAGCGCAAAGATAGAGAAACTATGTCTCGTGGCGGAGCAATGAGCTTTGCTATGGGGTTTGGTATTGGCGGTGTTGGCGATCCAGTTAATTTGATACCGATAGGCGGCGCAGCAATAAAAACCTACAAAACTGGTAGCTCTATCTTAAAGTCCGGACTAGTCACTGGCAGTGTAGCAGCTGGCTCAACAGCTATTCAAGAGTCACTATTGCACGCCACGCAGCTAGAAAGAACTTACGGAGAGTCTGCGACCAATGTTAGCGCAGCTTTTCTTCTAGGCGGCGTGCTAGGTATGACCGTCGAAGGCTTAAAAGGTATGGGTGCAACTGATGACACTTTTAAGCAGATTGACGACTCAATGAACCCAGAAGCTAAAATAAAAAATGGCGATGATTCTATTGGTGCTGCAAGGGTTTTAGATGATGTTGAAGTGAAAGGCAAGGTTGCTAGAGCGTTAGTCAAAGGGTCGATAAAAATACCATTTACTGATAGATATCTTTTTCAGGCTTTTGACCCGCTATCAAGAACCATAACCAGCGACAATCCAATCACTAGAAAAACAGCTAATTTCCTAGCTGAGAACCCTATCGAGATGGATAAAGGTAATGTGACAGCGGTTGAGTCGCTAATTAAAATCCATGATGGTAAATATGTTATAGCATTAGAAGGGCATCTTGGGGAGCTGAAAAACCTTAAAAAGCGATTAGGTCAAACCTTGACTGATACCGCTTTAAGGCGTGGAGTCACCAAAAAAGACTTTAATGAGATGGTTGCTAAGGAGATGCGAAACCCAGACCCTAAAGCACATCCAGAAGTTAAAAACGCTGCTAACACTTGGCGCACTGAACTATATGAGCCATTAAAAAAAGAAATGATAGAGCTTAAGTTGTTACCGGAAGATGTTGATGTAACCACTGCAGTTAACTATTTAAATCGATCTTGGAACAAGCAAAAGCTAGCCGCTAATTTAGATGGGTTCGTATCAAAAACCTCTAAATGGCTTGAAGATCAAGATTTACAATTATTTACAAAAGCTAAAGCTGCTGCTGATGAAATGCGTACTGCCACCGGCGCAAGGTTGGCTGAATTAGAAGCAATTGTTAAAAAAGGTAAATTTAAGGAAGGTTTGGACCTAGAAAAGCAAGATTATGAAAGTATCGCAAGACAGATAGCTCAAAGAATATCAGGCTCGCCGGATGGCAGGCTTCCTTACGACTGGAAGATTGGCGAAGGTTCAACCTTGTCAAAATCAGCAGGAACTAATTTACAAGGGCCGCTAAAGAAAAGAGTATTTAACATCCCAGACAAACTCGTAGAGGAGTTCTTAGAAAATGATATAGAAAGGCTAGGCGCAAGGTATTTAAAGCAAACAGCACCCGATATAGAGCTATCCAGAGCATTTGATGGTGATTTAGGTATGACCGCTGCCGAAAAAGACATTTCTGACTGGTGGATGAGCAAGATTCAGAAGGAAAAGAACCCTAAGAAAGCCGTTAAAATGCAAAAACAAATGGATCAAGAAATTAAAGATTTAGCAGCAATGCGCGATCGAATGCGCGGAACTTATGGGCAAGTTGATTCAACTAACCCTTGGGTAAGGGCTGGCCGAGTTATTAGAGATCTAAACTACCTTAGATTTATGGGTGGCGTTGTAGCTTCGAGCGTTCCCGATGTGGCTAGAACTTTTGCAGCAGAAGGTTTTGTTAAGACGCTAGGCAATGGAATTAAACCGTTAATGACCAATATTAAGCAGTTTAAAGTAGCCGCAGCGGAGGCCAAACGATACGGTGTTGGCGTTGATGTGCTAATGGGTGGTAGAGCAGAGGTTATGGCTGATGTGGCTGATTACACTCAAGGCGGAACGGCTTTTGAGCGATTGGTTAGGGGTGGCGCTGAAAAATTTGGTAAAATAAATCTCATGGATAGATGGACAGCAGGAATGAAGCAGCTTCACGCTGTTACTATGCAAACATCTGTTATTAACGATTTGATGAAAGGTAAGTATGATAAGCGGCTAGGTAGGTTAGGGATTGATGAGGCTGACGCTAAAAATATTGCCGAACAGGTTAAAAAGCACGGTCAAAAAATTGACGGTGTTTGGACATCAGGCGCTAAGAATTGGGATAGCCCAGACTTAGAGAAAATATGGGGCGCAGCACTAAGGAAAGAATCTGACCGAGTAATTGTAATGCCTGGACAAGAAAAGCCGCTATTTATGTCTAACGAGCTGGGTAAGACGTTTTTTCAATTTAGAAGCTTTATGATGTCTGCAACACAGAGAATGCTAATAGCAGGCATTCAGGGGCAAGACGCTAATTATTTTGGTGGCGCCTTAATGTTAACAGCGATGGGCGCTATGGCTTACACTTTTAAGCAGTGGGATGCGGGGAGGCCTATTTCTGACGATCCTAAAGTATTTATTACAGAGGGGATTGATAGAAGTGGCATGCTAGGTATATTGATGGAAATGAATAACACTTTAGAAAAGGTAAGCGGTAACAATTATGGTTTAAGGCCGTTAGTTGGAGCTAGTCAACCCTCTAGCCGGTTTGCATCAAGAAACAAAGAGGAAGCTTTGCTTGGGCCCACATTTGGATCATTCCTAACAACTACACTTAAAGTGGCTGGAGCTGGGACTGATGATAACGAATGGAAAGAGTCAGACACTCGAGCAATGAGAAGGTTAATCCCTTATCAAAACTTAATGATATTACGTCAAGCTTTTGACAAATTAGAAGGTAAATAACATGGCCGTGCAAGATAATGGAACACGAATTCAATATACCGCCACCGCATCACAAACAGTGTTTCCGTACCCTTTTGAAATACTCGATGAGGATGATATAACGGTCGTTCAAAACTCGACCACGCTATCAAAAACAACGCATTACACCGTGTCCGGCGTGGGTAGTGATACAGGTGGAAATATCACCTTTGTGACTGGCGCAACATCTGGCGACGTAATTACCATTTACAGGTCAATGGCTTTATCTCGGGTAACTAACTATCAAGCTAATGCTGCATTTTTAGAATCGGAAGTTGATGCAGACTTTGATCGCTTATGGATGGCTCAACAACAAACATCATCAGACGCCACTCGAGGTATTAGAGCTAGTCAAACTGATTCTATTTTAAATTCAACCAACACCGAATTAGCCATTCCAGCAACTAGAGCGGGTAAGGTATTAGGGTTTGATTCGACAGGCGCGTTAAGTTATTACGCTAGCACAGTAGCAAGTGCTGATTTTATTCAAGTAACCACCACAGCAGCAATGGCCGCATTGGCATCCCCCACAGTCGGAGATGTAGTTCAAACGGCGGAATTCTCAACCGGTAACGGTGGCGGCGGAACTTATGATTGCGTAACAGTCGGAACTACTGCAAATGTAGACCTGCCAAACACTTACAATATTATCGTATCAACCGTTGATGCAACTAAGTGCTTCGTGTTGAGGGTTGAAAGTATATTAGACGCTAGATCAGTAGGTTGCTCTGTTGCGGCCGTTGATAATAAAGCATCAGCAGAGGCGGCGAGCGCGATAAGTTCATTAGTAATATTTCCTTCTTTGACTGGTGAATCGTATACTTTCAGTGCAGCTCCAACACTTACCTCTGGCGTTACTTTTCTTTTTGACAGGGGTGGGGCATTTAGTGGCGCAACAGCTGAAGAGTTGAATGCGATTATCACCGATACAGGTGTCGTGCAGGGTTACGCGTCAAGCCCAGAATTAAAAGACGGTAAAATAGAAATAGTCAGCGGCACAATAAGACAACAACAACCAACCTCTGTAACAGGCATCACTAGACCAAGCGGGACGTCTGCAATTGTTAACGAAGTTGCACACGGTCGAGTTGTTGGTGATTGGGTGGTGATACAAGGAGCAAGCCCGACCGGTTATAATGGAACCCATGAAATAGCACAGATTGATGACGTTGATAATTATAGAGTTGTCGTCGATTCTGGGTTAGCAAGTCCAGCCACTGGCACTATCACCGTTTTTGGCGCAGATGTATGGGAATGGATAAAAGACTCAACTCATGAGCCGTTAGGTGTTGACGATTCAACGCCGGTACGTTCTGACGGTTCAGGTTATGGACTCCTAGTGCCATTCTTAAAAACCTATTCTAAAGTTTTATCTATGAACGTGGGGCCAGATGAAACAATCGCCGGCGCGCAAGGTATGGTTATAGGGGCTTCTGTATCAACTAGCGCGATAGCATTTAGGGCCTCATTAAACAAAACGGTTGCTGGGCGGGTTCTTTATGATGGAGCTGACTGGGCGGTGAACATGGGGACAGATCAAGGCACCATATATACGAATGATGCCCCATACCCATTCTCAGACATAAACTACACAGGCGGCAACCTTACGCTGAATCACTCATTTTGCTTGGGGAGCGATATAAAATTAACACCTAATTCGGCCGGCGGCACAGCGACACCATTTATCCCTGTTTTAAAATCAAACACAGATGACGAAGCGGTTATTAATTTTTTACACGTGAACGCGGGGGCTTTGGCGCTTTACACAGGGGCGGCCTCAACACAGTTAAGCTTTCAATTTACGAAAAATTCAAACAGGCTCATTAAGTTCGACGGTTCCGACAGGTCAAGCGAAGCTAAAATGTATTTTGGGAACATTTGGTTTTTCGGGATAATGCAGGTTTAGTATATGAAGTTAATTATCTGTTTTATGATTACACTAATCGCGTCATTTCACGCGATTGCTGACAACTACCTACACTTAGGCATGTTCTCTAAGCATTTTGAGGATAAAAATTACAATGAGGTTCACAACCTTGTTGGTCTAGAATTTGATGGCTACTTTTTACACCGCTTCAAAAACTCTCAAGGGGATGCAACCTATTTCGCTGGAAAGATAAAGCGAGATTCTGCGTGTTTAGATAATCTTTGTTTTGGTTATAGTCTTGGCGTGATGAAAGGTTATAATTTTAAGGAGTATCTACCCTCGCTACTGGGCGTTATCTCATATGAATTTAACGGATTCGGGGCTGACTTGTCATGCTTCCCTACTGTAGTCTGCGCTATCAATTTTAAAGTTTCTGATAAGGCTTTCGACACCGTTAATTTAACGCCTTTATGGAATGCTCAAGGTTATTTGGAAGTTTCACTTGATCATTACGATCCAGACGACCCAGGAAGATATGGCTATTCTAGAAACAATGGAGCAGACTACCAATTAAAATTATACATAACCGAAAACGCCTACATGAAGTGGGGATATTCAATGACAGATTCCACCATTAAGCCAGATCAAACTAATGAAAAATTCCCCGTTGGATGGAAAACTGGCAAACCATCAACGCTTTTATCTAAAGGTTATTTTAGTGGCGGTTATACTTTTAACTTTTTCTCTATAGGCGTTTCATACAATCAGGCAACTATCCAAGAGAATTTTATAGACATGACACAGGCAGGGCGGCCTGTTGTAAGCCTACCAAAGAGGCGCCACGAGGGTTTTGGTGTTCACATAAGTAAAGACTATCAATTATCAGATAAAACTTCCATACACGCAGAGCTAGCCGTTATCGATACGCTAATAACGGACACCAGGATAACGGCAGAACTAAGACATAAGTTAACCAAAAACATAGAGATTACAGCTAGAACTATAGATTATGAGAAATGGAACAGCTCGCACTACCAGCTAGGAATAAGATATCGCTTTAATTAGCCTGCCGATTTAAGTATCTCAACCTCAAAACAAAAAACCCGCTCGAAATTAAATTTGACAGCGAATATTATTTTGTCTATTATATTACTACAGTAATTAATAAGGAGTCAGAATGATAAAGAAAAGAGGGCCAAAACGATTAACCGAGGATGAGCGCAGAAAGCGATTCCAGATGGTTGTATCACCAGCTACATCAGAGTGGCTAGAATCTCAACCTGAGGCCGCCGGAAGGGTTGTAGATAGACTGGTAGAGAATCATCGAATCAAACAAGACTACGACAGCAAGGGGTAGATTATGAATAACGAACAAGACAACGCAACAGAGGGTCAAGTAAGCCTATTATGGCTAGGATTAATCGCGCTGGCATTTTGGTTAATTGCATTTTTTATAGGGTGGTTAGCGTCATGAGAACTATTCAAAGTAGAATTCAGCATTGTAAAAACAGAGTTCCGATCGCAGCGCCAAAGATCGAGGAAAGCGCGCAACTTCAAAAAGATGTTGACGAATTCCTTAAAAACGGCGGAAAAATCAAGGTTGTAGGTGTGGCAGAGGCTAACTTTGTTAATGACATTGAAAAATGTAAGCGAGTTAGACGCAAGATGCCGAAAAGGCATATCAATCTAGATAATTATCAAGGAATGCCAGTCGACCACACTCTATCTGCTAAAGACTTAGCAAGAATTCTTAAAGTTAAAAGCGATGGCACGATACACAATTACTTTAAAGCTGGAGTCATCCCTAAACCTTCCATATTAGGCATTAAAAGTAGAACGTGTCACCAGTGGGCGCTAAGTGATTTAATCAAACACAATAAGGAGCTAGAAAAATGAGACAGTCAACTGAATTAAGTAACTTAGTCGCTAAGCACCTACAAGGTCAAGTGCCACCTAGCGTAGTTAATGAGTTTAACAAGCTAATTGTAAAAATGCGTAAAGATGAATCGACCATTGCGGATGCTGTGGATAAGTTTGAAGCCATCCACAAGCCCCAAGTTGGAGCAGTCAATCTAAACGATGAAATACTTAAAGGGAAGCTATCCTTTGAAATTTAGACTTGAATCGCTCGTGAAGAGCTACAACAAGCCTAAGAAGCACGATATTGAGAAAGATGTAGAAGTTATCGATTTAGAAGAGAAAACGCCGTCAGAGGCCGATTTCGAGCTTGCTGATGCCATGATAGAGCATTATAGGAAGAAATTATGAAGTTAATTATAGGCGTAACCTTTTATGTAGTTGTGACCTTTTGTTTTGGTTTTGGTTTCGGGATGTATTCTCAGCAAAAAACAGAGTCAGACATTAAAACATGCCAAAGCGAATTCAACCAAAAGGTTAAATCAACCAGTATCGAACATGGTCAAGACATCCCACACAAGGGAAAGCGGCCTAATCGAATAGTTACTGAATGTGAGGATAACAAACAATGAGCATAGAAGATGAAAAAGAGCTTGATAAAGTGTTAAATGATATTTTATTTCTAGGCCAAGGCTTCGTAAAAGATGGGAAACGCGTACCACCGGAAGATGTTTATTTGGATCGTTATGATGCTCTAGTGGAGGGTATAAAGGAGTTGATTGAGAAAATCGAAAAAGAGGGGAGGCATAATGGCGTAAGTGATGGTTATTACTGCGCTAAAGATGGCCTACAAAAACTAATAACTAAGGAGGATATAGAAGAATGAAAGAAATCTATATAGAGGAAGCTCAAGAGATTCTGTTTGAGCAAGTGCAAAGGGTTCAAGAGGTATGCCAAAACAGCAGTTTAACTATCGAGGCCCATGATTCTGATGTTTATCTAGTTTATCACTTTAGATCAAAGACTGGCCATATTGAAACAGTCAGAGATAAATTCGATACAACACCATTTTAAATAAGGAGGACTAGACAATAACCAAGAATGAGGTATAATTTAACTGTGGTGTAGAAAGCCATTTGAAAGCATAGTTTGAGAGAAGGTTAAGATTTTGTAATTCTGGTGGGTTTTTCTATCTTTCAGACTTGCACCCCTCTTTCTAACAGGGTTACAAATTCTTAGCCTTTTTTATTGCCTAAAATTCCTATCTACATCACGCCAGTTCTTATGGCGTTTGATCTTCTCTAATGAAATGCCCATGCCTATAGCTAAAGGCTTAAAACAGCAAATTTACAAAGTTTTACATTTTCTACTTATCACTACGACATTTAGACCGTGGACAAAGCAGGTTAAGTTGATGTGCCAACTATCTTAAGTTGGATATCGGAGCGACAACTCTAAAAACTGTTCTGCATATTGAGAGTGATAAGAATATAGATTTACCTTTATATCAACTAAAGGTCTAATGACTACTATTAACTTAATAACTGGAGAATAGAGGAATGAAAATTAAAGTAACAGTAAATACAGGCTGGGCAGGTTGTGACCATATTAATTATGAAGACCTGCCTAGCGATTGGGAATCGCTAACAAGCAAAGAAAAAGGGAATTATTTGCACGAAAGCGCGCAAATTATGTTAAATGAGCATTGTCAGGCGTACGCTGAAGTAGTTGACGACGAAGAATAACCCCTATTAACTAAAGGAAAACAATATGGCTAATAACTTTTCAGATAGATTTCATAAAGAGTTAGCAGAAAGTTTTGGTAAGGAAATTAAACGTCAGTATCACCTATCATCAATGGAAGATGAGCTTGCTAAAGAATGGATTATAGAGCTTCAAGATACAATTAAAACTCTTAGGGAAGAAAACGGCAGGATATTGCGCGCCGCCGGAAATTCCAGCTTTAACCCGTTAATTTACTAAATAGGAGATAAGAGAGTGGATGATTTAAATGAATAAGCCAGAAGAAATGAGAGGCACAAGGGGTAAATATTATGCACGATTAAAGCATGATGAAACCAATCAACTTAGGCTTTTCGAGATAGTTGGCTATAGAGATGGTATGTTTTTAGTCCTCATTGATTTTATTTTCCCAATACGCTTAACTAGAATAGTTTTTAAAACAAACAAAGGAGAGTAATAACAATGAGTGATAATAATTTAAACGATTTACTTCAAAGCCTAAAATATTCAATTTCTGGTGACGCTTATTTGGGTGACAGTGCAGAGCTGAGATTGTGTGAAGATTTAGCCGATAAAATAGAGCAACTACAAAAAGAGAATGAATTGTTACGCTCTGGCTACGAAGAGGCGGTTGTAGATATCGAATCTTGGGCTGCTTATGCTTCAGATTACTTTAAAGAGAAATGGGATTTAGAAGGGGATTTAAAGGGTCACAGAGCTATTTTAACCGCAAACAGAAAGGAATAAATATGATAGACCTATCCACTTTTACTAAACGCTCAGAATTCATAGAGGCATGGAATAAGCGTGAAGAGTACGTTAAACACCTAGAAAGCGAAGTTCATTACCTTAACGAGCGCCTCCAGGAATATGAAGGCATTCAAACTGATGATGAAAAAGAAGCTGAGTTCCAAAAATTCTGGACGATGTATGAAAAGAAAGGAAATCTCAAAACTACACGAACTAGATGGAATAAGCTAAGCAATAAGAAAAAGAAGCTAATATTCGAACATCTACCCAAGTACGTTAAATCAACCTACAAAGATGCTAGATACCCATCAAGAAAGAATGCGGAAGTTTATATTAGTAAAGAAGCATGGCTTGATGAGATAATCGAGAATAAAGACTATCAGAAGTTTTCACCACAGCCAGCAGTGGGAAGCGCATCATTTAAGCCAAGCCCGATAAAAAATAGAAGCAAGGAGCTAGATAGACTTAGAGAGCAGAGTAAATCGGTTAACATTAAAGAGAGGTTAGGGTTATGAATAACTTGACAGCGTACGATGAGATATCAACAAGTCGAAGACTTAATAGAAAATTTTGGAATGACGACGCTAGATTTATTATAGCTATGATTAGAGTTAATAAGCGGGCAAACAATGGTAATTGTGGGTTGAACTGCATTCGAGCACTAAAGAAGAGTTTAAAGCAAAGAGCAGAATTCGAGTATCTGGAGGCGGGCTTGTGAATAACTGGATAGATGCGAACGAAGACAAAGTGCGAATAAGCGAAATAACTAAAGGGCTTTTGGGAGGTAAAAAGTAATGATAATACACAACTTGAAAATAGATGATAATCATCTTGAAAACCTAATAAGCAAAATTAAAAAATTTGAAATTAGATTTAATGATAGGAGCTACCAAGCAGGCGATATTTTAAGGTTTGAAAAATATGGCACTTGCTACAGCTTTAACGTGACCCACATTCATTCAGGGCTTGGATTGGAGGAGGGTTTTATTGTTATGTCTGTAGAGCCAATAGAGAGGTTAAAGGGTAATGAGTAACGGGTTAGTAATCTACCAAATAATGAAAATTCTTGCTGCTCAGCCTTTTGTAGAGTTGCGAAACTTCGAGCCTCGCCACACTAGCAAGCATAACAAAAACCCTCAACTACACACGCCGTATAAGTTAACACCAAAGCAAAAGGATAGTGAATGAGGCACTTAATCTGCAACAACCAAAAGCTGACCAATGTATCGCCCGAGGCTGTGGAATGGCTATACAATAAAATGAAGGATAAAACAGAAGGCCCGTTTAGGTGTGACGATCGGAACGTAATCTTAATATTGGATGAAGATAAGCAGCCGGAGCTATTTTGACCCCAGAACAAGCCAAAGAAGCCCAACGCTGGAGTTATCTGGTTAAAGGTATAACTTGGCAGCACCAGCAAAATTGGAGAGCCACCATACTACGAGAGCAAGGTAGAGAGGCGGCTGAGTTATTTGATAGAAGGGTTAGATATGTTAATAGGAGTGAATTGTGAAGGTTTTAAATTTATATGCTGGGCTTGGTGGGAATAGAAAGCTTTGGAAAGGGTGCCAGGTTACAGCGGTAGAATACACAAAGAAAATAGCTGATGTTTACCAAAGGCTAAATCCTAACGATGAGGTTGTTGTATGTGACGCCCATCAATACCTATTAGAAAACTATCAAAACTTTGATTTTATATGGTCATCACCACCATGCCAGAGTCATTCTAGGATGATCAGGAGCGGCAAGAATCGAAAACCCAGATATCCAGACATGAGGCTTTATGAAGAAATTTTGTTTTTACAGCATAACTTTAGCGGAAAGTACGTAGTTGAAAACGTCAAGCCATACTATAGGCCATTCCTCAAACCTAGACCTATGGGGAGGCATTTGTACTGGTCAAACTTTGAGTGGGATGACTTTGAAGTAAGCCAACCTAAAGGATTTATCAACAAAACAAATCTTGAAGGGAAAAAAGCCCTAATGGATTGGCTTGGGATTCATTATAATGAAAACATCTACTATGAAGGTAATCATTGCCCTGCTCAAATTCTTAGAAATTGCGTCCATCCATTAATCGGCGAGCATATTTTTAACTCACTCACCTAAAGCTATAAGCTCGCTAGGCTTCATATTGCAAATGCCAGCGTATTTAACAATAGTTGATAGCTTTGGGTCTTTGGAGCGACATTGCTGGCTAACTGTATTAGGTGCCAAGTTAAGCTTTTTAGCTATCTCTTTTTGACTAAATCCAGACAGCACTAACGCTTTGTATAGAATGTTTAAATCTTCGTTCATTTATTTAATAAAATCCGTTGCAATAGATATGAAAGTCTATTATACTAGATTCATCAGATAAAGTTAAGGAATAAATTAAATGAGCCAAATAACATTTTTCGAGCAGTACGTAGAGTCAGTATTCGGCCTTGAAGATATAACGTACATTTCAGACGAGCAAGCATTATCAAATCTAGGCTTTATGCAAGTCAATCATCCTTATAAATACCAAGAGATAATCGACCAAGTAAACGCAAGTTATGAGCCTCCAGAGGGTAAAGAGTGCGACCTTGATGAATTAACAGACGCCATCACTAATAGAAACCCAATGAAATTTGTTATGGAGTTAGAGCGATTGATGATAGTTGAATTTAAAGCTTACATTGATGAGGTTCAGCAAGAGATCGCATACAAGAGCGCAAATCCAGAGCGTGACGGCTCTTATGAGGCTAAACAAGCAAGGGAGATGGCGTTATGAGAGAGATCAAGTTCAGGGCGTGGGATACAGAGGAAAAAAGAATGGTTGATTTTAGCAACCCTAAAAACGGCATTGAGTATTGTTGCGGCGATTTCTCGGTTAGCTCTGGGTGGGATAGTTATGACTGCCCAACTTATCAAGGTGAAGTTAATGCGATAATAATGCAATACACCGGCCTAAAAGACAAGAACGGCGTTGAGATTTATGAGGGGGATGTTGTTCATTATCCTAAAAGTGGTGATGGCGAGTTTGTTGGAGTTGTAATCTTTAATGACCTTAGTTTTATTGTTGAGCATGATGTCGGTGGAAGTTGTTTAGATTCGGGATTTGAGGTAATCGGCAACATCCACGAAAATCCAGAACTGCTAGAGGTGAAACAATGAAACTAACAACAGAAGAAAGAAAAGAGCTGGCATGGGTAATAGCTGGCTGCATATTTTTAATATTATTAATGAGTTTGGTGGAGTCGATATGAGTAAAACACACTACAGAAAGGTATTCAAAAGCGACCATCTTGGACGAGCAGACCTCGAGGATTTTATAGAAGAAGGCAAGGATTTAATATTTACCATAACCCATGTTAATCAAGAGATTGGCGCAAAGGTGGCCGGAAAGAAAATAAACGCTAATATCGCATATTTTCAAGAAGGAATTAAACCGTTAGTGCTTAACGCTACGAATTCAGGCGTTATGAGGAGCTTAACAGGTAGCTGCTTTGTTGAAAACTGGCAAAATGTCACAGTGCAGCTTTATATTGATAAGCAAGCAAAACTTAAGGGTGAGGTTGTTGGGGGTGTGAGAATAAGCCCTAACGCGGTTAGAAAGGCTAAACCTGTGATAACGCCTGAAAATGTAAATATGTGGAATAACGCGAAAGCTGCATATCTTAGAGATGGTAATTTCGACGCGGTCATAAAACGGGCTGACATATCAGAAGCAAATCAGCAGCTAATCATTCAAGAGGCTGGCAATGCTTAAGTTCTACGATGTGGCACAAAATACTGATGAATGGCTAGAATTAAGGGCTGGAAGGTTAACCAGCTCAAACTTGGGCAAAGTTATGACTAACTACGGTAAAGCGTTTGGAGAGCCAGCAAAAAAACTAGCTGTCAGTATTGCGATAGAGCGTATAACTGGCAGACCAATTTCAAACAATTATACCAACGAACATATGGAACGCGGTCACGAGCAAGAGCCTATCGCAAGAATGCTTTATGAATATTCAACCTTTTCAGAAGTACAGGAGGGCGGCTTTTTTTGTAATGATGATATCGGTTGCTCGCCAGACGGTTTAACATTTGACGGAGTGGTAGAGATAAAGTCAGTAATTGAAGGTGTTCACTTTAACAATGTAAAGCGTCAAAATGTTGACCCTGCATACAAATGGCAATGTATAGGAAACCTAAAGCTGACTGGTAAAGATTGGATTGATTTTATTAGTTATTGTGAAGGCTACCCAGAGGGCAAGCAATTATTCATTCACAGGCTGCACCCAAAAGATTTGCAAGAAGAATTTAAGATGATCGATTCAAGGATTGATGAGTTTCTAAAGCTGGTCGATTCATCTGTAAAACTAATAAAAGAAAGTTCTTATAGTAACTATTAACCACAAAAAGGTAATTAAATGAAAGGCCACGGATTATCATCGCAACGCAAGCCAGTCGCTAGCAATTTAAGAAGCATTAGAGAGTCTAAAGGGTTGAGCCGGTTAGCGCTATCTCTAGACACTGACTCTATGATATCGGTCACAACGGTAGTTAGAGCTGAGGCTGGTGATAATACAAGGATAAGGACCGCTATTGAGCTGTGTAACGCTTTAGGTGTAACTCTTAATGATGTGTATGGAGAGCATTTAACAGCTCTCAACCATAAGGAATAGATATGAAACTTATAATAGAAGGTGACGAATCGTATATTGACGCTGAAACAAAAGATTTAGATGGAGAGCCATTGTATATTCATAATATGAACGGGTTCGGAGCTACAGACATAAGCATAAATGAGTGTGGTGGTCTGACTTGGAAACAAGTTGACATTCTAAAAGATGCAATATCTTTAGCTGAAAAACATTGGCGCAACCATAAGGAATAGATGATGATTGAGCTATCTAATAATCAAATTTCAATACTAGGCAAGCCAAATTTTGCATGCGCACCTATTGCAAAACTACTGATAAAACATTCGGTCTATGAAGATAAAGAAAACAAGGCGGAATATGAGCAAGCTGTTTTCATCCATTGGGCGAGTGATTTGCTTGAAAAATTTGGTGATGGTTGGGTTGATGAAGCAAAAAGAATAATTGACAAGCTGTTAGAAGCCGAATCTTTAACCAACCATAAGGAATAGATGATGATGCTAATAACTATAGAAGAATCCAGAAATATAAAAGAGTGTCCATGCTGCAAGTCGAAAAACATCAGATTTGATGAATCGGGCTGCTTGTGTCGAATAAGAGGGCATTCTTGTTGGCAACATCCTGTTTGCGGTGATTGTGGTTTTACCTCTGGACCGGCTAGCGGTAATAGTAACAGGGGTATATGGGTTGCTTTTGGAGCTAAACCTGTTAAAGGAATGTTTGAAATCAACCAACCATAAGGAACGTAACGAGAAATCCCATTTAATAGACGAAGAAAAGCGATTTGGCTTTGACGGGAAATAGCATGAATAACCTAACACAAGAGCAAGTGAGTGATTACCTTCTTGGGGATGAGTATAGAGAGCTGTTGAAGCGAGCTATATATTCTAGATGCAGAACAACTTCTAAATTTAACCTGAAAAAGCATACCAAAGCCGTTTGGTTGATTGAAGAATATGAGAAGCTGATACAAGAGAAAGTTAATAATGACTAAAGAACAATTTAAGCGCGAGTATCTAGGAGAATTCAAGCCTGCTGACGACTTTGATTCTATTTTAAAAAGAATTAGGCGTTCATCCAATAAAGAGGTGGTACTAGAGTTGGTCAAGGCTTACGGTAGAATCCAAGAACTCGAAAAGCAATTATCGGTTTTAACTACAAGTGAGGCTACACTTAAAGCCCAGTTAGCTGAGTCAGTACCTAAGAGAGAGATTAAAAACTTAGGTGAAATGTGGCCTATATTTTTATACTGGGTTAATGATTATGTCGGAGAAAATACTAACAAGTTTGGCAGCATTTCGTACTCAAGAGAAGATATGAGATATGCCTTTCAGGCTGGTTATGAGTTGATGCAGGAGAAAGCTAAATAATGACGTCCTTTACCATAAACTCAAAACAAGCCGTGGAAAGCTTCCAAGAGTTTATACAAGAAGAATTCATAAAAGAAAAATACTTGATAGTTAAGATAGTCAAGGCTACTAGGCTGCAAATACAGAATCGATGGATACAACAGTTTTATAATATGGTGTCAGGTCAAACGGGACAGCCAAGGCAAACGCTAGTTAATCACTGCAAATACTATCACGGCATGCCTATACTGTTAGTAGGCCAGCCAGAACAGGCTGAATTATGGCGTAAAATGATGATTCCCTTAACAGAGGAAGAAAGGCTTGCAGCTATGGAAATAACCGCTGTAACTAGCTTGATGGACGTTCACGAGTGTTCGGATTATATTAAACAATTAATAGCTCATTTTGACCACTGTGAGCTACCAAGAAAACAATGGAGAGAGTGATGAGCGATAAAACAATAAAAATTTTAGTAGGCGTGGCGGTCTTTGTGTTTTTTATCTATTTTCTGGATGTCGCAATGTCTGACGAAGTGTTAGAAAAGGGCGTTGTTTCCTCAAAACAGTATAGGGCAGCCAGTACTACCTATGTTACAAATATTGACTCAAACGGAGTTTCACACGTATCACCACAATACAACCCTGAGAGGTTTACTGTAGCTGTAGAGACCCGCGAAGGGATGATAAAATGCAGAACATACGAAAGCCAGTACTCTAAATTAAAGAAAGGCGTTGTTTTGGATGTTAGGTACGGGAAAGGCTGGCTGTCTGGCAATCTTTACTGTAAATCGATAGAAATTAAAGTTTAATGCCAAACGCTAAACTCAAATGCTGCAACTGCAAAGATAGGTTCAGGCGTGAGATAATGCTTTACTATCCGGCTGGCAACTTCTGTTCTCAGGATTGCATTGTTGAGTACGCGGCCAATAAGGGTAAAAAGGCGGTTAAGAAGCAAACAGCAACAAAAAAGAAAAAAGACAACCTAGAAAAAAAGATTTTTAATATTAATGATGTCAAGAAACAGTTAGAGCTAACGCAGCCTGTATTTAATAAGCTTAGACGCCTCCAGGAGTTTCAATGGTTCAAGCAAAGAGGGTTAGAGCCTGAGTGTATAAGTTGTGGCAAAAAGAATATGGACTGGTGTAATGGCCATTTTAAAACGGTAGGCTCTCAAGGCGGATTAAGGTTCGACCCAATGAACAGTTATCTGCAATGTAATCGATACTGCAACAAAGGGCTAAGCGGCAATATTGAAGGTAATAAAAACACTAGAGGCTACAAAGTTGGGCTGGTTGAGAGGTTTGGCGCTGACAAAGCTAAAGAGATAATAGAATACTGTGAGATTGATCAAGTAAGAAAGTGGACTGGTCAAGAGCTGTTTGAAATGAGAAAAGAATTTAACAAGCAAATTAGAGATTTAGAAGCTTAACAGCGTCTAGCACTTCTTTTCTGTGAGTTTTGGCCGAATATCCCAACTCTCACTTTAGGCTAGGCGCTTTTTTATTGCGTAGAAGGCCGCCTTTCCTAACAGATTGGCGGTTTTTTTATGCCGTGCTATAATTACCTATCTTTTAATCAAGGTGTAAGAATAATGCCGATACAATGGTCAAGCTATCCGTATTTAATAAACGGTGGCGAATCTCAGAAAACAATAAGACTGTATTGTCTGGGATTGGATCTACCCAACAAGCGATAGCAATTGCTAAGCGTTACGGGTTTGTATTGTCAGAGTTAAAGCAGATTGATTATTTGAAGGTAGCATAACATCCATAATTAGCGAAGGAATAGCGGTGATTAAAATGAGCAGGGAGCACTTTTATACAGTGCTAACTATTTTTTTAATGTTTTTCACGCTAGCAAGTTTAGTGATGTGGAGTATACAAACTCAAATCTCAGTGCGAGATAGTCACGAAATGCTACGTGAGAGCTTGAAGGAAACAAAAATAGAGGTTCGTATTTTGCAAATGCATGTTCAAGATCAAAATGCGATAATGATTAGAGAGGGTATTA